GACGAAGACTTGAGGGACTTGTTTGCGGCCCTTGCTATGTTCGCTTGTACAGGTAACGGAGGGGATTATGATACTGACGCACGAGCTTGTTACGAAGCGGCAGACGCCATGATTAGAGCGAAGTACGCAGAACCCGAACCCGAAGTGGGTATTACAGCAATCAAAAGAAAACGTAAAACCAAGGAAGAGTAATGGACTTGATCGTAGTTGATTTTGAAACATTTTATGACAAAGACTTCAGCTTAAGTAAGATCACAACAGAGGCGTATGTACGTGACGATAGATTTGAAGTGATTGGTCTTGCAGTTAAAGTTAACAACGACCCAACAGAATGGGCGAGTGGCACACATGAACAGATTAAGGCATGGCTCGACACGTTCAACTGGGCAGACGCGATGGTGGTATGCCACAACACCATGTTTGATGGTGCTATCCTTTCTTGGCGTTTTGGTGTCAAGCCTCGTGTGTGGGCTGATACTTTGTGTATGGGTCGTGCCCTGCATGGTATTGAAGTGGGTGGCTCACTCAAAGCTATGGCTGAACGCTACAACGTGGGTGTCAAGGGTGATGAAGTAATCCAAGCCAAGGGTTTACACCGCGCCGATTTCAGCGTTGAGCAGCTCTCGCGTTACGGGGACTATTGCATCAATGACGTAGAGTTAACACACAGTTTGTTTCACTTGATGGCAAAAGGTTTCCCGAAACAAGAGCTAAAGATAATTGACTTAACTTTGCGTATGTTTATTGAACCCGTGCTTGAACTTGATCTGGCATTACTTGAGCAGCACCTGCACGACACAAAAGAGATAAAGGAAAAGTTGTTATCAAGTGTTCTAGCAAGCAAAGAAGAACTGATGTCTAACTTAAAGTTTGCTGAACTACTTAGATCGTTTGGTGTTGAACCGCCCATGAAGGTAAGCCCTGCTACGGGTAAGCAAACATTGGCACTTGCTAAGAACGACGAAGAGTTTAAGGCTTTGACAGAACATCCTGATGTGCGAGTACAAACACTTGTCGCAGCGAGGCTAGGTACAAAGTCAACGCTTGAGGAAACACGTACTCAACGCTTTATGGACATCGCAAACCGTGGGCTACTTCCTGTACCGATCCGGTATTATGCCGCGCACACCGGACGGTTTGGTGGGGACGACAAGATTAACTTACAGAATTTACCTAGCCGTGGAGCGAATGCTAACAAGTTAAAGAAGGCAATCGTAGCATCCGAAAACCACGTCATCATTGATGCTGACTCCGCACAGATCGAAGCCCGTGTACTTGCGTGGCTCGCAGGACAGGAAAATTTAGTGCAGGGTTTTGCCAATAAGCAGGACGTGTACGAGAAGATGGCGTCCGTCATTTACGGTAAGCCTGAAAGTGACATCACTAAAGAAGAACGCTTTGTAGGTAAAACTACCATTCTCGGTGCAGGGTACGGTATGGGTGCGCCCAAGTTCCAAGCACAGCTTAAGACGTTTGGATTCACTATTGACATTGAAGAAGCGCGGCGTATCATAAGCCTTTACAGAGGCACCAACCAAGACATCGTTATGCTATGGCAGCAAGCACATAACGTAATCGTTAACATGTCAAAGGGTGAAGTGTCACAGGTAGGGCGGCCCGGAGTTTTATCTGTTCAGAAGAACGCTATTAAATTACCGTCAGGGTTGTTGATGCGCTATGACGACTTGCGTTTTGAACAGGGTGCGACGGGCGTTGAGTATAGTTACAAAACCCGTAGAGGGTATACCCGTATATACGGCGGGAAGGTAGTTGAGAACGTGTGCCAAGCTATTGCGCGGTGCATCATTGCCGAACAGATGTTGCGTATATCTAAGCGGTACAGAGTCGTGCTTACCGTACACGACGCAATTGCTTGTATCGTGCATAAAGATCAGGTGGCTGAAGCAGTGGTGTACGTGGAGGAGTGTATGCGTTGGGTGCCTGACTGGGCAGCGGGACTTCCTGTTGACTGTGAGTCAGGTTTTGGTAAGTCGTACGGAGATTGTTAATGATCGCAGCTTGGTCGTATAGCGGGATTAAAAAGTTTGAAACATGCCCTAAGCAGTTTTATCACATCAAGGTTCTTAAAGAATACGAGGAACCGCCAACGGATGCAACAGATTACGGCACGAAGTTTCACGAAGCAGCGGAGTTTTACATCAAGGATGGTACACCGCTTCCCGCACCGTTTGAGTTTGCTAAACCCGTTTTAGATAAACTAAACGCCATAGAAGGTGACAAGCATTGCGAGTATGAAATGGGGTTAACTGAAAAGCTAGAACCATGTTTGTTTAAAGACCCACGAGTATGGTGGCGCGGTGTTGCGGATTTAGTTGTAGTAAATCATGATAGTGGTAAGGCTAGGGTGGTGGACTACAAGACAGGCAAGAGTGCAAAATACGCAGATCGAGGTCAGCTAGAGTTAATGGCATTAGCGATATTTAAACATTTCCCCCTTGTGGAACAGGTTGATGCTGCGTTATTATTTGTTGTTAGCAATGATTTTATTAAAGCTCGATACACCCTAGCAGATACGACAGAGTTATGGGCGAAATGGTTGACTGCCCACGCTCAGTTGCAAGCAGCGTACACTAATGATGTATGGAACCCACGTCCTAGCGGACTATGCCGAAAACATTGTGTAGTAATAGAATGCCCGCACAACGGAAGGAATAATTAAATGGCAACCAAGCCCCGTAATTACAAGCAAGAATATGCAACGTATCAAGGCACACCAGAGCAAATAAAAAAACGTGCTGAACGCAACAAAGCCCGAGGCACACTTATGAAAGTCGGTAAGGTGAGTAAGGGTGATGGCAACGATGTTGCGCATGTCAAAGCGATTGATAAAGGTGGTTCCATCAAAGACGGACTGCGAGTTGAAGATGCTAATACCAACCGATCATTTAAGCGTGACTTAAAAGGTAATTTAGTTTCAGAAGTAAGTAAGCGCGAACGTAAGAAGAAGTAAGTATCTACACGCATGGGCATACGGTGTCTATGCGTGTGGGTATACGGGGGTTAGCGCCCTGTGTAAAGGGGGGACGTAGTCCTTCCTAAAAGGCATGGAACTATAGGTACCTTGGCAGGCACCTGCACTCTTCGCCGCTCTTTAATTGAACACTGCTTTATGTGACCCCACACTAATTTAAGACCGTGCACACCGTGTTCGGTCAATTTGCCGTCGGAGAAATAATTGACGTTAGGTACAAAAACGCTAGACACAAACTTAACGAGGGTAATAGCGGGATGGTCACGTTCTTTGCGGGAGACTGGAGAAAGTTCGCCGGTAGCGCGTGTTACGCAAGAGAAAAAACCGGTGCGGAATCCTTTTACGACAGAAGAAGAATGTTCAGCGTTTCTACGAAATCAATTTAGCCAATGGGGTTGGCTATACAGAGAAGAATTTAAAACGCGCAGTAACAAAGCGATAGACTTTTTAATTAAAGCCCGACACAACGGTGGGTACATATTTTTTGGTGTTGAGTGTAAAAAAGGTATGGATGAATTGACCGCCGCCACTACTTTTGCAGATCACTTTGAACAAGCTAGAGCATACGCACATGATTTAAAAATGCCGGTGTTTGTTGGACCTATATTTACAAGACACGATCCATCCGCTTCGTACAAAGGCGGCCCAAATATCAGTGCCATTGCGGGGCTTAATATTTTTGGCGGTCGCTCTAATGTAGGTTCATTAATTTTTCAAACGGATTGGCACAACGATAAGCGTATACGAGAACAATACGCAATCATGCGAGGGGACATATTTTGGAGTTCAAACAAAGACAATAGACACACATGCGAAAACGGGTTCAATCCAAAACGCCTTAACATCGTTAGTACAACAGGCTCTAAACGAGAACGTGTAGATATGAAGGTGTGGCATGGAAATCGTTGATAACAAGTCACTACTATTGACGGTGCGAAACCCGCAACGCATAACAACAGTGATACCAAAAAGCAAAAATATAGGAGAAGGTAAGGTGCTTGTTAAATGGGGGCTAGACGAAGTACAAGTATTAAAAAATTTAAACATCCGTAACGTACCAAGTCCAATACTGGGTCAGTATGTATGGACAGGGCAACATAAGCCGTTCGATCACCAACGCACAACGTCTGCGTTCTTGACACTTAACCGTAGGGCATTTTGTTTAAACGAACAAGGTACAGGTAAAACAGGAAGCGTCATTTGGGCGGCAGACTTCCTGATGAAACAGAAACGTATTAAGCGGGTGCTTGTAATTTGCCCGCTGTCCATTATGGATGCCGCATGGCGTACTGATTTGTTTAAGTTTGCTATGCACCGCACGGTTAGTATCGCCTACGGCAACGCAGCTAAACGCAAAGCCATAATTAACGGTGGGGCTGAGTTTGTCATCATTAACTACGATGGGGTTGAGATTGTGCAGGAGGATATTTACAACGCCAAGTTTGATCTTATAGTCGTAGACGAAGCCAACGCATACAAGAATACGCAAGCTAAACGATGGAAGGTGCTAAATAATTTATTAACCACAGACACTTGGTTGTGGATGTTGACCGGAACGCCCGCTGCACAGTCGCCCGTGGACGCATACGGGCTAGCGAAACTTGTTAACCCTAAAGGTGTACCACGATTTTTTACATCGTTTCGTGACATGGTGATGGTCAAGATAACTACATTTAAGTACGCACCAAAAATTGATGCCTCAAAAATTGTTTACAACGTGTTGCAACCGGCGATACGTTTTACTAAAGACGAGTGCCTTGATCTACCGGAAATGACATACATTAAAAGGGAGGTGGAATTAACTAGACAACAGCAAAAGTACTACACACTACTTAAAAAACGTATGCTGATCGAAGCAGCGGGAGAAGCGATCACAACGGTTAACGCCGCAGTTAACATGAATAAACTTTTGCAGATTTCTTGTGGTGCGGTGTATTCGGATACAGGCGAGACCATCGAGTTTGATATCAGGCATCGCTACGCCGTGCTTAAAGAAGTTATTGATGAGGCGAGCCAAAAGGTATTGGTGTTTGTTCCGTTCAAGCATGTGATTTCAATCCTTGTGGACAAGCTAAACACCGACAAAATTTCCGCCGAAGTTATTAGCGGGGATGTAGCGGGGAATAAACGCGCAGACATATTTAAACGATTCCAAGAAACCGATTCCCCTCGGGTACTAATTATCCAACCGCAAGCAGCAGCACATGGAGTAACGCTAACCGCTGCGGACACCGTAGTGTGGTGGGGTCCTACCTCATCACTTGAAACATACGCCCAAGCTAACGCACGAGTGCATCGTTCTGGGCAGCGTCACCCCACTACAGTAATCCAATTACAAGGATCTGGTATAGAAAGACACGTATACAACTTATTAGATAATAAAATAGACGTTTACACAAAAATAGTTGACCTCTACAAAGAAATAGTAGACTAATCAACAAAACAGCACTATAATGTAGTTGTCATAACCAAGGAGAGCTATCATGACAAACGAAGTCCCTGTAGAAAAGTTGGTCAAGGTATACATCAAGATGCGCGATAAGCATACCGAGCTATTACACACATTCCAAGAGCAGGAAAATGCGCTCAAGGAAAAGATGGCAAAGGTAAAAACCGCATTACTTGATCATTGCAAAGAACACAACGTCGAAAGCGTACGCACCGCAGAGGGGTTGTTCTTCCGCACGATCAAGCAGAGCTACTGGACAAACGATTGGGATTCGATGGGTAAGTTTATTGTCGAACACCAAGTACCAGAGTTACTTGAGAAGCGGTTACACCAAGGTAACGTAAAACAGTTTTTAGCAGAACACCCCGATTTACTGCCCCCGGGGATCAACGTGGACAGTGAATATTCAGTAACTATAAGGAGAAAGTAATGACGCAAGGACCGTTTGTCCCTATTGGGGCATGTGCTAAACACTTCGCAGTGTCGGTATCTACCATCCGTTCGTGGGTAAAACAGGGGTTCATCCCTAGAGACACTTACGTAACAATCGGGCTTACTTATCGGTTCGATCTTCCGGCGGTAATAAAAGCGTTGTCTGCTGCCCCCGCCGATAACGTACAAGAAAAATCAGTTGAAGTTGCAGTTGAAGTTGATGTAAAGCACCCCGTGCAATTGGAATTAAATTTTAACCCTGATAAAGACCTATAGGAGAATTACATGTCCTCGATGACATTATTTGGTGGTAAGCAGTCTGCTCTTTTAGCCGATGTCGAAAACAACCTGACCTCTACCTTGGTGGGGAGCGGTAATGCAAGTTCAAATCGCCGCCTGTCAATTAAAGGTGGCGTGTTCCGCGAGTTGATTAACGGTAAAGAACATCGCGTAAGCGAAGAACGTGCGATGAACGTGGTGCTAATTAACGCCGCCGGAATATCGCGTATGTATTTTGCCGGAAGCTACGTAGAAGGTGAAACTACAAAACCCGCATGTTGGTCGTCTAACACGCAGACACCTGATGCATCGGTGCCACAGGATCAGCGCCAATCGCAACGCTGTATGGATTGTAAGCAGAACATCAAGGGTTCCGGTCAGGGAGAAGGCCGTGCTTGCCGATTCCAACAACGCATAGCTGTTTTGCTCGATGGTGAAATTGAGAAGCGCGAAGTGTATCAGTTAACCCTCCCACAAAAGTCAATTTTTGGCGATGCGGAAAACGGCAAAATGCCTTTGCAAGCCTATGGTCGCCACCTAGCAGCGCATAACACTAACGCAATTGGTATCGTAACTGAGATGCGCTTTGATACGGCAAGCCCAACACCCAAGTTGGTGTTCAAGCCTATCCGTGCGTTGAACGACGACGAGATTGCTATTGCGTTGGAAATGCGTACTCATGAGGATTCGATTAAAGCCGTTACGCTTAACGTGTCACAGATGGACGGTGTTATTCCTGCACCAAAAATTGGTGGTACGCCGGATGAGCTGTTTGAGAAACCCGCACCGAAAGCAGTGGCGATCCCTGCACCGAAGGCTGAAGAGCCAATTCCTGAGCCTAAGAAAGTTGTAAAGAAATCCACTGCCCCCGCAGTAGAGAAGGCTGATCTTGCTGACCTTGTTGGCGATTGGGACGACTAAGTAACTTAGTTGTTTGGGGAAAGCGGAGTCATGCCCGTTAGTACCCACCTTTTTCTTCACGCGGTGCAGGGGCAACTATGGATGCAAGAGAATTCTTGGGGGCGGTATTAGGCGACGATGGTTACTATTGCATAATAGGAATTAAGAATCCCGAAGACCTGACTGACCCTGACGAGAAGCCGGAACAAAGATTTTTTACGACTGTTGATGAAGCTGTAAGAAAAGCAAATAATTTTGATGAGATGGGAATCAATGCATTTTTTGCATTGGCTAGATTTGAAACTAACAAGACTCGCGCAGCGTTTAACGTAAAACAAATTAGGTCTTTCTTTCTTGATATAGATTGTGGTGTAGGCAAACCTTACGCAACACAGGAAGATGGGTTAAAAGCGCTACGCATTTTTTGTAAAGCACTAACACTACCCAAACCACTGATCGTTAATTCGGGTCGTGGGTTGCACGTATATTGGACACTTACAGAGCCTGTCTCACGCGAGATATGGAAACCTGTTGCCGAGCGTTTTAAAGAACTATGCAGCGAACACGGTATGCACATTGATACTGCCGTACCTGCGGATGCCGCACGAGTATTACGAGTACTGGGTACACATAATTTTAAAGATAATCCGGCTAAAGAAGTTGTGCTTGTGGGGAATGCACCACCACCAATTACATTTGGCGCTTTTAAAAGTTTAGTAGGCGAGAGTGTAGTCAAGAAAGATTACACACCACGTACAGTTGATCCGTTAACCGCAGCAATATCCGGTAACTTTGTAAGCCGATTTAAGACCATCATGCTAAAGACGGTAGCGGGCGATGGGTGTGAGCAGCTAAAGAATATTGTTGAGAATCAAGCTACGATGTCCGAGCCGCAGTGGAGGGCAGGGCTATCAATTGCAGCGTATTGTGCTGATGGTGATAAGGCTATACATAGGATTTCGTTGAAGCACCCTGAGTACAGCCCTGAAGCGACAGAGATAAAAGTGCAGACCATAAAAGGTCCGTACTTATGCGCGAGATTTGATGAGTACAACCCCGGAGTGTGCCCGTCGTGCAAGCATTGGGAAAAAATTAAATCACCTATAACTCTAGGTCGGGAAATAGTAGATATATCGGATGAGCAGCGGATTGTCATAAGCACAGCAGATACGTTACCTTCCGGTGTTACACACAGGTACGAGATACCCAAGAAATTCCCCGAGCCTTACGGGTGCGCAGCAGGGGGTGGTATATACGAACGAATCGTGAACGATGATGGTGATGAAAAACAAGTTGTGATATACCACAACCCGATATACGTTGTTAAGTCAGTACGTGATCCAGAACTTGGGTGGTCGGTTGTTATGCGGTTGCACTTACCTAAAGACGGGGTACGTGAATTTACGATACCGCTGTCGTCGGTTTCGTCAAAAGACGAGTTTCGCAAGTACCTATCTATGCACGGAGTTGCCGTGATGAAGATAGATTCCTTAATGATTTACACTTTAAAATGGATAAACATGTTGCAAATGGAAACAGAAGTTGAAGAAGCGCGTCGCCAGTTTGGATGGACGGACGAAACCTTTAAGTCGTTTGTTGTGGGCGGGCTAGAGATATTTGCAGACCGGTTTGAGGCGAGCGCCCCCGCAGGAAACACAGCGGGGTTATTCCCTTCGTTCACCCCACGCGGTACATTAGACGGGTGGAAACAAACGGTTAATTTTTATAACCGTAAAGGGTTTGAGCAGCATCAGTTTATTTTAGGCACAGCGTTCGGTTCACCGCTCGTGGCACTAACACCGATCAGTGCATTAATAGTTCACGTCTGGAGTAAAGATTCAGGACATGGTAAGACAACAGCCATGATTGCAGGAGCGTCTGTTTGGGGAGACCCGGGAACCTTGATTCTTCAGCGAGGCGATACGGCAAACTCCAAAATGAACCGTGCAGAAATTTATAAGAACCTGCCGTTATACATGGACGAGCTAACCAATACAGAACCTAAAGAACTGAGTGACATGGCATACCAGTTACCCAACGGAGTACAACGAAATCGGCTTGGCCCAAAAGGTAACGTAGAACGGTTTAGGGGTGCGCCATGGAAGCTGATTACTTCAACCACGGGTAACACCGATATGATTGAACGTATTGGTCTATACAAGGCGATGCCGGAGGCAGAATCTCAACGTATATTAAGTATACGCTCGGTAAAAATAAATTTTGTTACTAAAGAAGAGACCGACGATTTTAGCGCTGCGCTGCTAGCTAACCATGGGCATGCAGGGCCGATTTACATGCGGTATGTGATCGAGAACCTTGACGCAATTAAAACTCTACTTAGCGCAACGCAACGTAAGCTCGATATGGCTGCGGGGCTGACCGCGGAAAATAGATTTTGGTCTGTTGGTGCAGCAGCTACGCTAACGGGGTTGATAATTGCAAAGAAGGTAGGACTGATTGATTTTGAAATTGCGCCGATTGCAAACTGGATTGTTAACGCAATGAAGAAATCCCGTGCCGCTTCTGCTATGTTGGCGGGGGACGTGGAAGGAATCATTACCGATTACTTGGCAGCTAACTACAACAACATCCTTCGCATCAAGAGTACTGATGACGCACGGGCGCAAGAAGCTACAGGGCTTGAGAAAATATTAAACCCCGATGCGACACCGAGACTAGCGATGGTTGGGCGTTACGAGTACGATGTGTTTAAGTTGTATCTGTTACCTAAGCCGCTAAAAGAATGGTGCGGTAAGCAGCAGATTAACTATTCCGGATTGATCGACGGTTTGATGGAGGGTCGAACTAAGGCGTACCGTGGTAAGCAGCGATTGGGTAAAGGTACGCACGTTAATTTACCGGCGGTTGCCGTAATCGTACTAGACTGTTCGGGGTTTCTAGATGATGAATCTAAAGAAGATACGTCCGTTCATACCAACTAAAGAGCGGATAAAGTACGATGATCTGTCGCCTGACCATGTAAGGATTGTTATTGATTGGGAAAACTTCGTTACCGGCGCGTCTGTTTTTGTACCGGCTGTTAACGTAACGGAGTTAATCTTGCAATTCTATGAGCTTGCACACAAGAAGAAAATTCAGGTCGAACACCGTGTGCGTGTAGAAAATGGTAAGTGGGGGGTACGTTTTTGGAGACTGGTGTGATATTATTACTACTGATGGTTCTCCACCATCAATCTCCTTGGTTCTATGTGTGTCTTAGCCCCCGACTCTCCCTCGGGGGTTTTTTTATTCACCGTGAAATTCTCGTTCACTTGCCATAATTTCCGGCAATAACTTCTTGTTAAATGTCAGCCCGTGGTATTTTTGTGCGGAAGCCCTAGCGTGGGTTTGCATAGACCTGCGTAACGTATCGCCGGATATAGCGAGGGTTGGGTGCTTTCTATTGAATTCACCCATCTGTTGCGTAATATCCTGTAGAGCTTCGCTGTCACCTTGGCGTGCAGCCATGTAGTAGTTAAGCAGTAACGACTTTTGCTGCTTGGTAACCGCACGTTCAAAACCTTTTAGGCTAGCGTTAATTTCTTGCTGCGCAATGTAATTAGCCGGAGCAAACCCGAACATCTGCGCCCCCGCGTTCCATGTGTTGATGTCAGACACGATAGGATCCCCACGTAGGGTGGTCGCCCCTTCGGTGGCAAATCGTACGCCTTTGAGCATATTGCCAATAGCTGATGGCAACATCTGTTCAACGCCACGCTCGATATGGCCTTCACCGATTAACGTAACCCCACGCTCAAACTTCTTGCCCACGCCATAGACCGGACCGCCCAAGGTTTCGAGTGCCGTGAGCAACACACTCTGTGATTCGGGCGCTTTTTGATCGCGGAAAATTAGATCGCTCAAGCCAATACGTGAAGAAAACTCAAGGTTTGTCAAACCGTTCAATGCCCCGTTGTACACGGTCTCGTTGGTCCATTTGCGAATCTGAGTTTCAAAGTCGTCGTCATCGTCGTCCTTAAGCATATTCCAGATCATTGCGGCAATACCAAACATCGGCACACCCTTCAGACCCGCAAGTAACGCAGCCGACCCATAGATCCCTGCAACTTGACGCAGCGCAGCGCCCCGTGTCTCTTTTGGAACTATTTCCATAGCGGTCTTAAACAGCATGTAATACATAGACACGCCGTACCGCTTAAACATAAATATAATTCTGCCGATGTTACCCTGCGCAAGACTAGGCGCTGCCAAAGCGGACGCGCTTCCGTTGGTCAATTCGGTAATGTTAATTGCATTTTCTGCTGCACGATCTTGTTGTTGCGCAGAATTCATAGCAGCTTCTTCTGGCGTGGGGTTAGACTTCATCCGTTGTAATTCTAGGTCGTACGCTGTGGCAAGAGTAATTTCCCTGTTCATGCGCTCACCATGGTGAAACATAAACCCTGACACAGCATTTACTTTGTTACCCACGCTATCAGTCTTATCCACTGCAAGAATGTCAAATATCTGCGAGCGGTTAAGCTGACCCCGTTCTGCCGCCTTAGCTACGAGTGCTGCGTACTTACGAATCTCAGGTGGCAACTTTGAAGGATCAGACCAGTCGTAGTTAGCCATAGATGGCCCAGCGGCAACGTCAGATGTCACACCTAAAATATCTACCCGTGCTTTGTCTTTAAACCCGCTACCCGTAAACAACCGTGTCGCTTCCCCCATCGCCTTCATTGTCTCGGAGTATCCGTACTTACCGCCAAGATAAGGTAGTGTTACCAACGGGAGCTGAGTTAAGTTAACGATTGCGGAAGATAAGTTAAACCCAAGGAACGCATTGAACCCAATTGACGTGCTAAGTTTTGACCACTCAGATATTTCAGGATGCAACGCAAACTTAATACGTTTTGCAAATTCGCGTTCGTACATTTGGGCTTGTTCTTTATTGCCCGTTAACTTCCTAACATACTTGGATATGTCGTTGCCTAGCTGTTGGAACTTAGCGCCGTACTCTACGTTTGCAAGCTGCCGTGTGATGCCGTAAGTCTTGTTAGAAAATGCGCGAATTGCGTCTCGGTCAAAGCCAAGCGTATCTTTACGATTTCTAAACGATTGTGCAAATGAATTTTCAGGCAGCGCATTGAGATACAACTCCATGATGGCTTCACGCGACTCTTCGCCGACGTTGTTAACTTCAAGCACGTCCAACACTCGACCCATAAAGGACGACGACGGTGCGTTGCTGTAGTTAATTTTTTCGCCCTTACGGAATTCGTTCACATCACTGAGCTTGATGTTTTTATCGGTATCCGCCATTTCTTTAAGATCAGCAACAGCTCTATCCCGCGCAACTTTAGTTTCAAACGCTTCGATGTATTGCTCGTTGCTCTTAGGCGTACCGTCTGGATTAAAGACCGCCATGTTATACGACAGCCAATAGTCGCCACGACGAGTCAAGGGGAAATACGGCTCAATGATGCCACGCTCATCGAACAACTTTTTGAGCATGCCGTAGGCTTTATCGGCTTCTTTTGATTTGCCAAATTCATCGTCAAGACGAGTTTTTAAAATAGCACCAATCTTGTCGTATAACTTTTTATAGGTATCGCGCATGGTGATATAAATTTCTGCGCCGCCATTTTTTTGCAGCTCTTTCCACTGTGGTTGCAACTCATCCCATGCATCAGCGAGCTTGTTACCGCTTGCGTCTGTCAAGCTATTACCAAGCCTGTCAACATAGGCGCTACGCGGTTTAGACGGATCAACTCGATTTATTGTGCTGTCGTACACGACTTTGTTAAACGTGTCGATCGTATCAGCCGACTGCTTTTTAGCCCATTCACGCACTCGGTTAATTGTGGGTTCAACCTCGCTGTAAAGTTTACCTTCCGTGCCTGATTTTAAATTTACCAACTTATCAAACTGTTTAGCCATAGGTAAAACATTTTCGGCAATATCCGATAAAGCATTTGACGGTAAAGCACTTAGCAAGAACCTTCTTATCGCATCTGGTATGCGGGCGCTAAAGACGTTACGAAACGCATCTTTCGTATCCGTATTGAAGTATGGAATGTTGTTGTACGCTTTACCCATCGAGTTAAAGAACGCGCTTGTTGCGCTAGGGCTAGCTGCCGCCATATACAGCGACCCTGCGGTACGCATTCCCGGTGCAGGAGAAATGAT